CAATACGTCTCCCTGGAGAGATGATCTTCTCGCAATAGATGAGAATGGTCAAACTGTTCAAATTCAGGGCGATTATTGGGATATTGTCGCTGGTGTAGATTTCAACGATCTTTCAGAGACAGAACAAAACGCACGGATTGAGGATCATTTCGATCTATACATCTCAATCAATAACGCCGACTCTGACGATAAGACATACTACAAAGACAGGCTAACAGGCGAAATCTTTCAGAGTTTCCAAGATAAGAGTGTGTTAGCCCGTACTATCTTTAGTCTCACCGAAATTAACATTGAGAAGGGTAGGGCACACGCCAGCACAAATACACAGGCTAACGATCTCGGTTGGGAACTTCAGATGTATCCTGATCCCGATGGTGTGTCAGAGATAACTGATAAAAAATTCATCTCGACGCTTGTTCACGAATTTGGTCACGGATACAGTCAGCCAACTGTAGCATCAACGAATCGGATGAAACGCGATCCTATTGATTACAAATTCGATAGTGTATGGCCTGATAGATCTGATTTAAAGTATGACCATATGTTCGTTGACGGGCTTCCAAAATGGGAATTTGGATCAAGTAATCCATTTCACGGATTTAGAGAGATGTATATGTTCAACGAGGGCAAGCCCGGATCTAAGGTCACGTATGATTCAAACGATAATCTGATTTCAGACTCTCGGGATGAACTAAATCCATATGGAATCTCTGAGTGGGAAGATAAAATCACGGAAATAGCAAAAGCCAACGTCAAGGGCCTAAGTCTCGCTGAAGAGCGGATGGATGTTACTGTTAAGGAGTTAACCGACAAACAAATCTTTGGTGGAGGTGAAATATCCTTAGAAGAGGGGGATCTCGTGGCGCTGGAGATTGATGGTGAAGAAGTTATTCACACCTTCAGAGAGCGAACTGGTGTCGAGCGCGACTTTGGTGAAAATCCAGACGACGAAGATGTGCCACGGACTGCTGAAGCAGTTAAATTTGAAACTCTATCAGGTGATGTGAATGAGTTGTACGTGGCTGATAATGGAAAAGCGTACAATTCAATATTTAAAAGCGCAAATGTCTATCTGACTGATGAAAAAGATAAGTTCATTGGAACTGCTTCCAGAAATAACTATGATGAATCTCTCAACGAATTTCCAGATCTAACCGAAACCGACGAAACAAAACGGCTCCAAGAAGCCGCGAATATGGCGTGGTGGTATCAGGTGAAATTCATCGAGAATGATGAATCTCGAAACAAGCAAAACTCCTCAGAAATTCTCCCAGAGTACGGCTATTCTTCAACGACGGCTGAAGAAATTATGTCGATGTTTACTGAGGTACTTGGGCAAGAAACACTTATTGAAAACGAGCTTGAGAATTTGGAGATGTTCATCGAGAAGTATCCCTACTTCGTAAGAGAAGTACTTAACCACCGTTACCCCGTTAGTGACGAAGCAGAACAACTTCTGAAAGACGAAGGATTCCTCTAATGAAAGTAATCTTCATACGGAGTGGAAGGAAAGGCGAAGCAGAGTACGATCCTTCTACTGAGGAATATACGTGGTCATATGAAGGAGATGATTCTGAAACAATAGATCTTCTCTCGATGCTTGAAGGCGGAAAAGTATTCGAGGATATGGATACTGATGATCCTGATACCGATAGCGATGGGGAAGAAGTGATTGATGAAGCATACGTATTTGTCTCTTGGGACCGCCAAATAGAATCTCTTGCGAAACATCTCCGAATGAATGATTTCGATATTCTCTATCTTGGTGAATAATGGCGGATGACAACGTAGAGCGGCTTGTTGACGAGTGGGGCGAATCAAACGTTGAGGCGGCCTTTTGGTTAAGTCGCCACATTAAGGAAACCGGCCTCGATGGGATCGGATATATGGAAGCGGCGCGGAATCATCTGCGTTCTACTGGTGAATTTACGGTCAAGCAGAAGATGAAATCGCAGATGGACAACGAATACTGACGTTTCTTTTTTAGAATAATGCTACCCGAAGAAGCTATCTCGACGTTCATTAGTGCCGTGAATAGCCGGATTCCTCCTCCGGTCCACACCGCCGGGATTGAAAATGAGCGACCAGTCCCGGCGGTGATTATAGATGGTATGTCCATCGAGGAGCAGAACCACCACAACGAAGATCGTGTTGGTGCTGAATATAACTCGAATGGCAATGTGACGAAAGAGATCTTTCGACACTACTACGACCTCCGTCTTGAGTTGACGGTTAGGGACGACGATGAAGTGAAAGCGTATGATTATTTAGGTCAGCTACAACGTGCGCTTGCTGAACTTGGGCGTGATCCGTGTAACAAGCTTCACGAACACGTTCACGAATTTGACTCGCTTGGCTCTGGTGGGATTTCCTATCAGTTCTACGAACCAGTTGAAACCGAGATCAACCAATCGGTTGTTCTCAAGACGTTCTACGAATCCTACAACTCGAACCCCGATGTTCTTACGAACATTGGCACAGACTATACTTTCTCTTAAACTACTATGGCAGACTTAGGCAGTACTCTCGAACCCGGAATTGTTACTGACGTTTCCAGCGCAAATACCGTCGCGGCTGACGGTACTTCGCCCTCGAACGTCGGTATTGTTGGACAGGCAGATCTCGGCGGTGGAGCCGATGAAGGCTCTGCTCAGGCAAATGAGGTCTATCTCGTCACCCGTTCCACCGACGCTCGGAACTGGTTTGGCTACGATAGCCTTCTGACTGAGGCGGTCACGGACGCTCTCAACGAGGGCGCGTTCCCCGTCTATGCAGTCGCCACCGCTGAAAATCAAGCTACTGGTGAAGACCTTAGCGGTCTATCCTCGACGAGTGGAAGTTTCGTTGAGGCACCGATCAGCGAAGACCCTTCGGACGTGGATTTCGTCATTGATGGGGCTTCCAAGACCTCGGTTGTCACCTACGAAGATCCCTCGACGCTCTCCCCGAACGCGGGTGAGGTTTACTACAACCCCATTGAGGCAACCTTCGAGCTGGACTCGGCTCCGTCTGACGCCGACAACACCAACGACACGGTTGACTACGAACACTACGACTACCCTTCGGCGCATAAGGGACTCGCTGACGGTGCTGGCGAGGTCATTGACTTCTTCGTTCCCCTCAGCGAGAACGAATCGGTGACGGCTGATGCTCAGACGAAGGTGAACAATATGGCGCAGGAGTATAACTTCGCGCTTGCCCTCGTCGGTGCTGGCGCTCGCGTTGATCCGTCGAGCTACACGAATACCTTTGATGACTCTCGCGTTCAGGTGATTTACCCCACCCGTGACGGGTCGGATATGAGTATTCTTGGAGCATACGCCGGGCTTCGGGCTTCGCTTGGCATTACGACTACTCCGATCAACAAGCGGCTTGATTCTGAGAAGGATCTCGCTGTTGGTCTGAAGAAAGTAGACCGTGGTTCGCTTATTTCCGAGCGCGTTGTTCCGCTCGCTGAAGAAGCGGCTGGCGCTCGAATTGCCGACGATGTGAACTCGGTCAGCGACAGTAACACTCAGGAAGCTAACATTCGGTACGGCTTCTCTCGACTCGTTATTGACGTTGTGATTCAGACTGTTCAGGAGAATGAGCGGCCTTTCGTTGGCAAGCTCAACAGCCCCGCTGTGCGAAACTCGCTTCAGGGTCTTCTGAATACTGAGCTTCGTTCTCTTCAGAACAGTAACGCAGTTGTTGATTACTCTGTGAAGGTCCGAAGCGTTGATGCAACGACCGCGACGGTAGAAGTTGGTGTGGAAACCACCAAGCCGCTCCGGTTCATCGAGAACGAGATTGCGGTTGGCGGTGTGCAGTAAACACTTAATTCTACGAGGTTAATTTAATGGCTAATCCTTCTACAGTCGATCAGATTGAATCGGCGGCGAATATCACTCTCACTATCTCCAAGGGCGCAAAAGGCGCAATTGAATCTGGTGACGGTGTTTCTAACGACCAGGTTGACGCGGCGATTAAGAAAGTCCCGATCTCGCGTCTTGACCGGACCAAGGACATTGAGATTTCCGA